AAGCTGGATTTGTAGCTACTGCCATATTAGTATATATAGAACCTACTGGATAAACTAAATTGTTTATAAATGCTGGTGTAATTGCTGCTACTGCTGCTGTAACAAAAGCTGTACTAGCTGCTTGTGTAGTATTAGTACCTGCATTTGCTGTTGGTATAGTTGGTATTCCAGTAACAGTAAGTGTTTCTCCTACTGTTAATGTTCCTGCTATTGTACCATTATCTAATGTAAAACTTTCACTAGCATTACCATTAAGGTTTGCTTTTGAATTTATTGCTGTTCTAACTGTTGTAAATTCTGAATTAAAATCTGCACCAGAGATTACTTTGGCAGCATTGCTATCCGAAAGTGCATCTTTTCCAGCCCAATTGACTGCTATTGTGTAATCACTCATCTAAGTTTCCCCTGTAAAGATATTATTGATAATTCTTGTAATGATGTATCGTAACCATTTGATACAAAGTTTAAATTTAATTTTAAATTTTTTGCTGATCCTGTTAATGATGTCATATATTCTTGTAATCCAAATAAAGGTGTAAATTTAGAAGCACCATATAAAGATGTAGCTGCTCCGTAAAAAGCGGTAGTGCCTGTTGTTGTTGGTGCTAAAAGAATTTGTGTTGTTGCTGATGGTGTTATAGAATAATCTTTATACCATTGTATTCCTAAAGTTGCACCAGAACCACCCTCCATAACAAACATTAATTTTTTTAATATTGAAGCAGTAAAACTTTCACCTAATGTAATCCATATAGAAGATACATCAGCAGCAATCCCAAAATTAGTAAGAACAACTGCACTAGACACAAATGACATATCGGTATCAAAATATCCTTCATAACCTGCAATACTCCCATCTTTTTGACCAATTAACAAACCACTAAATAATTCTGTATTAATCATACTAGCTGGTTCTCTATCATTTTCAAATGTCCAAGTAGTAATTCGTGGTGTACCTTCAGGAGTTGTATGTTTAAAATCTAAAACATATTGAATATTTTTATCAACAAATGACATAACATAAATACCTTCATTTATTACATAAACACTTTTTACATTTTTACTTTGACCAATGTTTCTAATAATTTGATCTTTAATATTTAAAGTTAAATCAAGCAAAGGTAATTTATCTTTTTCTGTTGTTCTAGCTAATGATCTAAGACCAGTATTAGATAAAAATACAAGATCATCACCAATAGCTTGTACAGTATCTCTACTTACTAAACCAACACCTTTAATAACTTCATTTAATGCAAGACTTCCTACAGCAGTTGGACTGTCATATATAGCAATGTTATTTTCACCAAATATAACAAGTTTTCCAAAAAAAGGAGCAATTGCTACAATTTTATCTTGTCCCCATATTTTACTTAAATCTAATACTCCAGCATCACCATTAATCCAATCATCACCATCTAATAAATTTGACCAAAACATAACATCTGGTGATTCTGTTATACCACCACACCATAATCTTCCATAAACACCCATACCACAACTAGGATCAAATGTTGTTACACCTCCAGGTATTGTATATGTTTTAACAGCAACATCATTATTATGACTTGCAGCAGAAGAACTACCAACTCCTCTTGTAAGTCCTGTAAATGTTGTAGCTGTAATGCCTGTGTACGATATTATTTCAGACTCAATAATTATTTGTCCATTAGGCGGAAATCCAACTGTACTGTCTACTGTTATAGTAGTAACCGAATTGTTTATATTACTACCATCATTTATTGCTGTAGCATTTTGATGAGCAGACCATCTTTCACCAGTATCAGACGCACCATCATATCTTTGTGGTGATACTCCAGCGTGAAAACAATGTAATCTTTTATTAAAATTAACAAATTGCCAATCACCTGTAGAATTAGCTACTGTTCTTTTTACATTAGCACCACTACTAGGAAAAGCAGCGTTAGGCGAAGTAAAATCTATTGTAAATATAGAAGTACCATGACTTGCAAATATTTTGTTTTGACCACCACTAACTGATTGATCATTATGTTCTACCATAGATCCTATTGCTGTGCCACTAGGAACAACTTTTTGCTTAAAACCTTTTCTAAAAGATATTCTTCCAGATTCTCTTATAACTATATTATTTGCAGAAGTCAAATATGAAGGATCTAAAGTTGCAGGATTATCTTGAGTGTTTAATCCATTAACTCCAAAGTTTATTAAGTTTTGATAATTTAAAGGTTTAGCCATTTATATACCAGTCCGTTTCATATTGTGTATTTCCACTATCTAACATAATTGCTTCTTTAAGTGCTTGTTGTGCTTCTTGTGCTGCTAAACTAGATTGAGTACCACCATCTTCACCACGTTCTGCAATTGCTCTTGCCCATGCACCTAATATAACTGGTTGTGAAGGAACTTTTATAACATTTGCAGCAGTTGTTAATTGATCTTGTGGTTTTAAAATATCAAAAGATATTGTATGAATTTCTGTAGGCACAGGTGATAAATCTATTTTTAAATTATTAGAAGTATCACTACCATTAAAAGCATAGTATAAAGGCTCACCAGTATCGTCTGTAGGGTATTTTACTGAGTTAATGTATACTCGGCTTACTTGACTTAAATGAATGCCTGTAGTGTTATTTACAGCGTCATAAATTTTAATTTGTTGACCTGAAGATAAATTATAATTTTTAGTACCTACAACAGTATTTATATCTTTTGTTTCTCTAAGATTTAACCAATCGTGTTTTTGTTCAACGTGAGATTTAGCATCATTTATTAAAGCACCAATAACTTTATGATAAGCTGATACTGTAGTAGAGTCATTAATATTACCAGACCAATCACTAGTAATAGTATCTTCTCTAAGCCTTATTAAAACTTGATTAATTAATTCTCTATAAGTCATAAGCTATCCTTTAATTATATTTCCCCAAACAGAGGCTTTACCTTTTACTATATCTACAACTTCTACTTGAAAATTTCCATTATCAAAAAAAGTTACAATTCCAAAAGCATGATTCCAATTATGTAATCTACCTTTAAGCCATTTATTTTTTTCTGCTGACATATCTTTAAGACATCCCATTGACCAGGCACTTATGTTTCCATCTAGCAATCTAGTAGAAGAATGTCTAGATACATCATGCACATGGCCATACATAATATTTGTACCATATCTTTCTAAATGTGTTCTTGCATGACTCAAACCAGTATATGCACCATGAACAAAAGATATTTTGCCAATACTTAAAACATCATTCCAAACACGATACTCATAACCTCTTTCATCCCATTTACAAGCATTTCTAAAACTGTATTGATCAAGATATGGATTTTCTTCTACAAAAGAATCAAGCCATTCGTCATGGTTTCCTGCAAGTATATATTTTTCTTTGCATTTAACCTTGTCTAAAACTTTATCAAATCTGTCTATTTGTTTATTAACAGCTTTAATTTCTTGATCTATTTCTGGAAGTTGATATTCTAATGGTGGTCTTTTTCTTCTTTTGTATCTATGTCCAGATACAGAACTCCATTCTCCAACATCACCTAAATTAATAAATATATCTGGTTTAACTAATTCTATTGCTTCTAACGTAACTTTGACCGCTTTTTCGTCATGTATTGGAAAATGCTGATCAGGTATAACAATTGCCCTTCTCATTTTTACCTACCTTTTGCTAGTTGTGCTCCAAAGTAGAATTCAATTATCATTGTTGCCCATCTAAATATTTCATCAAACTTTAACATTCCTTCTACTGTAACATATTCTACCACATCAGGAGTTAATTGGAAACCTAATATACTTGCTCCTTTTATTACTGTTGGTATAACTGTTGGAACATCCCAAAACACAGGTGCTACTTGAGTAAATATAACTAACGCTAAAATTACCATTATAATAATTCTTCGATTCATTGCAGCCATTGGGCTTTCTTTATCTGCTCTATCTCTAGCTTGATTAATAGAATCATTACGTACTTGTAAATTCTGTATCATTAACTTTTGATTTTCTGCTGCTGCTTGACTTTTTAAAGCAAACAATTTGCCAATAAAACCTAACATTATTGGTGCTATATTTGTAAGAAATCCTATCACATTAACCTCAACGCTTCAATAATTCCAATGTGGGTAATTACATACCAAGCAAATGCTCCGTATATTCCCCATTTAATTTGTAATAAAGATGTATTTATTTTTTGTATGCACAAATTAGTATCGTCAATTTTGCTAAACAATTTACTTATTTGTCCAGCGTGTTTGTCTAATTGCAATTGCATTCTCGATAATTCATCATTCATTTTTTCTTAAAACCTTTTTTCATATTAGCGTATGCTTTTTTAGATATAGTAGATTTTTTTTTTGTTCTACTAGTACCAGCTTTTTTTCTTGCATTTATGCGATCATATAATCCAGGTTTCTTCATTATTAACTCCAATAAGTTTTAGCTTTTGTTTGTGCTCTATTACTTAATTCACCATAATGAAAAAGTTTTACACTTTTAGCTGTATGTGTAGTACCACTATGTAATACACCATTTTTCATTTTGTGCATTTTTCCAGTATGTACTGTACCATCTTTTGTATAATGTTTTACACCTTTCATATTATCACCATTTAGTTTTATTTGCCCAAAAAGCAGCACTCATTTTACCTTTAGCTATATTTGCACCATGTCTAGCTTTAAATGATTTAGATCTGGCTGTTGAGGTTCTATCCCCTGTAACACCTTGTTGTCCAAATCTAATTAATTTCATTTCATGGCCAACTTCTGCTAACACCATATGTGATTTTGTTTTATGACTAGGTGTTCTTTTAGGTTTATTTGTACCTTTTAAATTGTGCTTTTTAATTAAATTTTTTTTTCTAGTTTCGTGAGCCATTATTTTTTATTTATTTTTTTTCTTAGCTGGTGGTCTACCTTTTTTCTTTCCGTATGATCCTGTTCCGTATGGCATTTTTATCTCCTAATTTGCTAGTGGGTTATCTAAAGACTCTTGTATACGTTTTTCTATATCTGTTTTTGTCTTTTCTACTTTAATTTCAAACCGATCTAATTTAGTGTCGTAGTTAGTAAGTTTTGTATCTACCGACTGTAATTTAG